CAATTGCCGCGCGATCTGCGCCGGCCCGATCGCGCGCACTACGTCGTCGACATGATCCCCGACTATGTGAACGCCGTGTTCGACAACGAGACGATCAACATCCCGGTGGTGCAGGTCTGGTGCGATCCGGATTTTCCGGACGCGCACCGTGATCCGGCGCTGCGTGCGTGGCTCGATGCCGAGCACACGTGCGCGCTGATCCGGTTCAGCGCCAGCGATGCGCTCTTCATCGCGCCGCCGTCGGTCAATGCCGGCGGTGTCTGGTACGAAGACGTTCGCCGCGAGAGCGGAGAGAAGCAACACGCGCTCGATGACATCCTCGCCGTCACGGGCGCGAGCGTGCGCGCGGAGATCGGGCCGTGATCGATTGGCGCGAGTACAAGGATAAGGCGCAGCGCGATTGTCTCGCCGGCTGGATCGCCGGGCGCCCGCTCTACATCATCGCGCCGGATGATGATTATTGGACGCTGCTGCATTGCGGATACGAAGACGTCTACGGGCTCGGCACCGGGACGATCGAGGAATTGAAAGCGATGGCGGAAAAGCACCGGCTCGAATTGACGGGCGGGCTGTTCTCATGATCAGCCACGGCAACGCACCGATCCCGCCCGGCAAGGGCATGTTCGTGTTTGCAGAACTTGGCGCGGTGTCGTGCTCGATCTGCGCGCCGGGCGCTGTCACTAAGGATGAAGTTGAAGCCTTCGCGACCGCGACGCTCGGTCGTCCGTTCGGCGGTTGGGAAGCGGTCGACAAATCGAAGATCAGCATGGGCCAGCCCACACCGAATCCGTGCAACGTCGCGGCCGATCGCAAGCACTGGTTTCTGCTCAACGGCGCCACGGCGGCAGGGCTCGGGCTGGAGACGAAGCAATGAAGCTCTTGATCCAAGCCGACATTCCCGACGCGGATGCGCAACTATTCCTGCGCCACATCCGCCTGTTCGATTTTGCGGTCCCCGGCTGCGCCTTTACGATTTCCGGCGACACGCCCGACAAGGGCGTGGCCGAGATCAAAGCGCTGCTGACCAGCGCCGGATTCGACAACGTCACGGTGATGAGGAAGCAATGATCGGCCCGGGAAACAGACGCCCGACTGATGGAGACCATAGTCGAACCGCGAAGGCGGCGCGGCGTCATGCGGTTGCCAGTGTGGCCTGTCCGAAATGCGGTTCACTGGCTGGTGATGCCTGCAAGGCGAAGGGCGGCGGCACCTACGATCCGGCTTACACAGTGCATGCGGCGCGGCTCGATCTCGCCGTGCAAGAGGCATCAGTATGATCGGCCCCGGGAAATACGACGACGCCTGCACCGCCGCGCGCGAGATGGCGCAAGCCGAAGCGGCGATCGTGATCATCCTCAACGGCAACAAGGGCTCGGGCTTCTCGATCCAAGGCGACGTCATGGCCAGCGCCAGCCTCACCGTCGAGCGCGTCGCCGCCTTGCTGCAGCACGTCGCCGCTGAGATGCTGCGCGATGCCGAGCGGCTGCGGACGTGATGCCATGCTGCGTTACTACGTGCTCGACGAAGAGAACCGCCCGGTGCGCGTCAGAGACGTGATCGCGTGGGCGCAGCAATTCGAGAACCTGAGCAACCGCATTGTCGCATGGACGCAGGTCACCAGTGAGATCACGGTGAGCACTGTGTTTCTCGGGCTCGATCACCGGCACTTCGGCAAGGGCCCGCCGATCCTGTTTGAAACGATGGTGTTCGGTGGGCCGCTCGATGAGGCGTGCGTGCGCTATGCGTCATGGGACGATGCGCAGACCGGCCACGCGGTCTCGGTGCGCAAGGTACGCGAGGCGATCGGACAGAAGGTGAAGACCGATGAGACTTGCTGATCAGATCGCAGCGGTGTGCGGCACCGATCTCGATCTCGACAACATCATGACGAAGCTCGCGTCGGGCATCGCGCGCGCGCAGCGCTTCAAGATCGACGACGACGTTGCGCGCGCAGCCGTGGGCGTGGTGCGCTCGAAGCCGTCTTCGCTGGTCGCCGCGCTGCCGTTGTGCCGCTTGCCCTATCCCGTCATGTGGCTCGAATGGGACTGCGCGTCGATGCTTGGGACACGCGGCAACGAGCGTGACGAAGACGCGCCGACGCCACAGAAGATGGGCGTGCTGATCGAGGCGCTAAGCAGGGATCAATTGCAGGTCGGGCAAATGACGTGGGCGTGGGTCCACGCCGATCGTCCGGACGACAATGTTCTGCCCGGTCTGCCGAACATCACCATCTGCCCGTTCTCGATCATCTTCGACTGGCGCGAAGGCGGTAATTTGCTGGAGACGCTTGGCCCGGCCTTCGACAAGATTCACAAGGAACGGCCGAACTCGCTCACGGCCTTCCTTGCAATCTTGCGTGACACGTTCCTGCGCGAAGGCTCGCTCGATCAGACCGCCAAGATTATGCGCTCGGCCGCAATGACGCGCGGTTGGGACAAGCTCGCGGACAACCCGCGCGAAGTCGAAGCCGTCCATGAACTGATGAGGCATGCGACGCCGTGGGTCTCGACGCATGCGCAGAGCTTTCTGATGCGCCTTCTCGCGACAATCCCGATCGAGCGGGCGAAGCATATGCTTGCTTCGTGGCAAGCAGACCTGCAAGGCGAAGAGCCGTTCGCGGCGGCCCTGATCACGATGATGAACTCGCGCAATTGCGTCGACCACGAACCGGCCAACCTCGACAAGCTCAATCGGTCGCGACGGCGCGGCGGCAAGCCGGAATTCCTTGCCTATTCGACGACGCGGCTGCGGCTATCGCAGCATCTCGATCGCGCCGTCGGCGCTGGCCACATGACACGCGCGCAGGCGCGCGGGACGCTGGTGCGCGGACATTTCAAGCTGCGCAGGACCGGCGTGTTCTGGTGGTCGCCGCACGAACGCGGCGATCAATCGCACCGCGTCCCAAGGCGTGAATATGAGGTTGTGCCATGAGCGAACAAGCGCACCGGGCTTCTGACGATCGTGTGTCGGACCTGCAAGAAGCTCGTGGCGCATGTGAAGGTCGCGCCAGAATGAGCGAGCAACACGACGCGCACGTGCGGCTGTGGCGCGCGTGGCTAATCCTGCGCGACGTGCCGCGCGACGTCCGGCAGGCGCTGCGCCGGTGGCGCGAGAGGCGATGATGCAGCCGACACCAGAGCAGATGCTGCGCGACGTGCGCCGGTGGGTCTGGCTCGGCTATGCCGCGCAGTCGATGGCCGCGCTCGGCGGCGCGCTTTGCCTGTGGGCCGCGATCGACGACTGGCTGACCGGGCATCCGTTTCGCAGCGCGTGCTTCACCGTCATCGCGTTCTGGAACGGCTACAACTTCGTCAACAGCCGGCTGTCTCACCACCGCACCAAGCGCTTGCTGCACAAGCTGCGCGACCTGATCGGGAAATAAAGATGATGCCGAAACTGAAGATCACCACCGACAAGAAAGAAATGGCGAGCGCTGACGTGCTGGTGTGCGTGCCGGTGTCGATGCCGCTGGTGCTGCCCGACAACAAGGTCGGCGACTGCGCGCGGTGCGGGCGGCGCATCCAGTATCGCCCCACCGCGCCGCGCAAGGTGACGCGGATGTGTGTCGACTGCGTCAAGGAAATGATCGCCGAGAAGGCCGAGCAAGGCATCGCGAGCGAGATGATCGCGACACCGACGGCGATTGCAGAGGCGATAGACGAACTGAAGAAAGGCCAGCACTGAAGGCAATAAAAAAGGCGCCGGGGTGAGCCGGCGCCCAAAGGCGTGCAAGGTGTGGCTGGCCTTTAGCCGATCGTCACCGGCACCCGGTTGACCGTCACGATAACCGGCCCGCTGATCTCGATGTCGACGTGCGCGACGATCGCCGGCTTCACCGGCTGCGGTGGCGGTGTCGTCTCGCCCACCGGCGGCGGCTCGGGCTCGGTGGTGTCCTGCCTGCCGCCGAGCACGTCGGCGAGCGCGTTGCAGATCGCATCGAACTGTTGCCCGTAGATGTCGGCATCGGCTTCGCTGTCGACGAAGCACACTTCGAGCAGCACGCACGGCATCTCGGTGTTGTTCAGCACATAAAGATCGTCGCGATACTTGCCGCCGCGATCGATGAAGCCGCACGACGCGATCGCAGCCGACAGTTCGCTCGCGAGCGCTGACTGCGTCACATAGAGAACCTCACAGCCCATCGGCTTGTCGGTCTCGACGTAGGCGTTGAAGTGGACGCTGATGTCGAGATCGCGCGTGCGGCTATTGTGGAAGTTGGTGATGGTCGCAAGGTTGGTGCTCTGATCGTGGCTCGTGTCGTCGTGGAAGATGTCGACGCCGACGCCCCGCCCCTCAAGCTCATCGGCGAGATGCTCGACCACGCGTCTCGCTTCATCGACTTCATCGAGCACGCCGCTCGCGCCGCGCACGTGCATCCCGTGGCCGGAAGATATGACAACCTTGCTGTAGCTCATGATCGTGGTCCTTGTCGGCAGTCGCGGATGTCGCTCACCAGCCTGCCGATGAGTTCGATCTGCGACTTGTTGCGCTCGGCGCTATTGGTGGCGACTTCGCCGAGCAGGTAGGCCGCGAAGGCGAGAAAGCCGACGTTGACAATCAGCAGCGCGATCGCGAGCGGCGTGGACTTCATCGCCGACAGCGCTTCGGTGGCGACTTTCCCGGTGGTGTCGATGACCATCATGGCAGCCCTCACGCGTAGAGCGCGGCGTGCTCTTTGCCGTTGTCGTCATCGCCGTCGTCTTCATCGTCGTCGGCGGGCTTCGGCTTCGGCGGCACCGGGTGTTGCCCGGGCTGCGGCGGGTCCATGATCGGCGGGCGCTCGCGCGGCGTCGGTGCTTGGCCGGGTGTCTGGCCGGGGCTGCTTGCCATCGTGATGTCCTCCTGCTCGGGGTTGAAACAAGCCGCGCAAAGCTGCGGCAAGTCTGGCGCGTCTCTCAGCGCAGGCGCGGCACGGCATTTAGGTCTTCGCTTGCTCTCGCTTCGCCGCTTCGGCTTCCGCGCGCCGGCGCGTCTCGACGCCTTCCATGTGCGCGCGCCACGGCGCAGCGAACACGCCGGCGTTCCTCATGTTCTCCGGAGTCACCAACGCCGTGCGCTGTTGCTCTGCCGCCGGATAGAGCGCGATGAATTCCGCCATCTCGGGCACGGGCGGCGGTGGCGGCGGGCGCAGGTCTTCGTCAGCCATGATGATGCTCCTTATGCCTTGGCCTCAAGCGCCTCGATGCGCGCCTGTGCTTCCTGCAATGCCTTGGTCAGCGCAGCGATCACCGTCCACGGGTTTGGCTGCTGGACGGTTGCTGGATCATCCTTCACGCCAGTGGCGGCGCTTCCGGTCAAGGTTTCCTGAAGTTCATGCGCGATGAAGCCCCAGCGCTCGATGTCGTCGGCAGGGATAAATGGCTTGCCTGCCTCGGCCGCGCGGAGTCTTTCTCCCGGCGGTGTGTATTCAGCCTGCGTGAATTTGACCGGGCGCAGCGCCTTGACCGTCTCCCACTTGTCGGAGAGATCGGCGACGTCCTTCTTGATGCGATAGTCTGACTGGTACGCGATGACGCCCAGATAGGTGCCGTCGACAAAAGCCTCAAGTTGCCCGCTCCACCAGAAATTAACCGCGTTGTTACTCGTTCCACCAGCCGCCCCCTGCTTAGAGCCAAGCCCGCTGTGCAGATGGACCGGCCCACCGCTCTGGTTCTGTACTCGGACCTCGCCCGATGGCGCGTTCCAGTAGAAGATGGCTCTGGAAGCGTTGGTGTCCGACAAATAAACGTGGGCGCTTGTGTTGGATGGCGCCTTGCTGATGATGACGCCGTTGTTGGCCGTGATCTCGTAGTTGCTGGTAAGTTGATTGCAGACCGTCTGGCCGCCGATGGTCGCGCCGTTGGCGGTCAGGCCGTTGTTGATCGTGACGAGGCCGGTCAGGCGGTTGATCGTGAGCGGCGTGCCGATGACGTTGCCGTTGTTGTCGTAGTTGTTGAAGCTGAAGTTGTTGGTGTCATTGCGCAGTAGCCATTGCGCCTTGCTGGTCTGATAAAACCAGATGTCGCCCATTCCTTGCGCCGCGCCCGTGGCGTGGATCGTGATGCCGGGATACTGCGGCGCGTTGACGCCCAATGTAGAGACAGCGACAGTCCCGTTGACCGTAACATTCCCTGTGACCGTGCCGCCGGTCAGCGGCAGCTTGCCGTCGACCATCTGCTTGGTCGCCACGCCGAGCGGCGCGGTTGGATCGCCCTGCACCGTCATCAAGCCGGTGCTGCGCGCAATCGTCAGAACATCCGTCGCGACTGCGCCCGCATCGGTGTGACGTGTGATGTGGAAGTCTGAGCCGACGTTATTGCCGGTCTCCGTCGTCGATCCGCCGAACGTCACCGTCCAGCGTTTCAATCCGCCCTTCGTGCCGACGACCGCCGCACCGACGTTGTCGGCGCGGTTGAGCAACAGCGATGGCGCGGACTTTATGATCTCGACATCACCCCTCACCTGCATCAATGATGTGGCGCGGTTGATGTTGAGCGCGGCGCCGCCGATCAACCCGCCGGCATCCGCGTGACGAAAGATGCCAAAGTTTGATCCAGAATTGTTGCCCGTCTCTTCGCTGCCGTCGCCCAAGAACAGCGACCAGCGCGCGGTGGCGCCGATCATCCCTTGAAGCAACGGTGCGCCTGATGGCGACGACGCCTGCACGATCACCGTGGGCTGCCCGCCCGGCTTGGTGACGATCAGGTTGCCCTGCATCGTGTCGCCGCCGCGCGAAACGAAGTTGAGCCGATCGCGCATCAGCAATTGCTTCGCCGGCGTGTCGGCGTCGAGCAGGTTCGGCGTGATCTGGTCGTCGACGATCGTGGCGCTGCCGGACTGCGCCAGCAAGTCCCAGTTCGCGTTTGGTGGCTGCGAGTTGGTGTTGACCGCCTTCGCGATGTAGCTCGCGCCCGCGAGCGCGACGCCGTCGAGCGTCTGATAGGTGTCGATGCCGTTCCAGTTGCCCTTCCAGACCAAGCCAGCCGGGCCGGCTGCGCCGGGCGTGCCGGGCGTGCCGGCCGGACCCGTTGCGCCCGTGACGCCGGTGTCGCCCTTCACGCCCTGCGGCCCCGTCGGCCCCGGCGCTCCGGTCTGGCCTGTTGCGCCTTGCGGGCCGACTGGCCCCGCCGGTCCCATCGGGCCGCCCTCGATGCCCTGCGGGCCCTGCGGACCTGCCGGCCCCTGCGTGCCCGGTTCGCCCGCCACACTGATCGACCAGCCCGCGAGCGTGCCGACGCCATGCACCAGATCGATGTTCACGATCAGGTCTTGATTCGCGTAGGACGTGACGACGCCTTCCTGCCACGAAGCCGCGTCGTGGCTCGCGCGCACGCGCACGCCGGGCAGGAAGCCGAGACCAAATTGCTGCATCACGTACAGCTTCGGGCCGAGCGAGAACGTCACGGTCGACTGCGATGTGCCGGCGACGATCGGACCACGCGGTGCGAACGGCGCAGCGACCACCGTTGCGCTCGGAAGCTCGACATCGTTGATTGCGATTATGGCCACTTCGTCACCCCTTCGATGATCTCAAGCGTCATCTGGATCACGACTCGATCGATGTTGTCGGCCGATGCCACGACGTCGCCGACATAGATGCCGGCGAACTTTGCCTTCATCGTCTCATAGGGAATGTTGATGATCAGGAAGCCGTAGTCGGGCGCCGAGCCGATCGACAGGCTGCCGTCGTCGGTCGACGCACTCAGGATGACTTCGTGATCGTCAGCCTCGCGGCGCACTTCCATCTCGAAGCGGATGCCGCGCAGATCAAGCTGCGGATAGGTGTCGATCGTACCGCCGTCGACCTCGACAAGATATTTGAGACTGTCGATCCAGTCTTCGTTGTTGCCGGTCACCGCATCCAAGGTGACTTTCGGAATAGCGAGGATGTTCGTCGGCATCGGTTAATGCCTCACGCGTAGACGCTGCTGGCATCGATGCTCCCCGGGATATTGCCGGGCAGGAAGTCGGAGCCGCCGCCGCCAACCTTGATGATGGAATTGAACGCGGCGTTGTAGCGCTTGCCGTAGGCGCTGCCGGTGAACGTCATCCAGCCATAGGACATGGAGATCAGCCCGCCGTCATAGGCTTGGCAGAACGCGCCATCAAACGAAATGCCGTGCATATTCCACAGATGGAAATAAAGCGGCGCGACGAATGAACCGCCAAAGCACACGACGCAGTTGCCGATGTTGCTGTACCAGTGGATATAATTTCCCGTGACCACCGAGCCGCCGAACACCGCAATGCCGATGCCCATCGGAATGCCGGTGAAGGCGATGTCCGAGATGCCGAGCGACGCCTGATCATGGCACTCGATGATGTTGGACGCCGAAGCCTGCCCAGCGACCGAGAGCCCGCTGAGCGTCACGTTCGCGCCGGACCCGGAGACGCTGACCGTGACCGGATAGGACGACGATTGCGGAAACACCGGGTTGTTTGACAGCGTCGGCCCCAACAGCAGATAGGAGAGCATGTTCGCCGGATCGCCGCGAATGACGACACTGCCCGGCATGTTCTGGATGACGACTTGCCCCTGATAGGTGCCGGGCGTGCCAAGCTGGATCGTGACGGTGCGACCGCCGATCAGAAAGCTGTTCGCAACGTAGGTGACTGCAGCCTGAACCGTGCGAAACGCGGACGCGGCGGTGTTCGCCGATCCATCGTTCGCGTCGTTGCCGTCGGTGCGAACGTACAGCGTCAGGTCCGCTGTCAGCTTCATGTAGACCTGACTGCGCACCATACGCATCACTTGGAAATAGCTGACGTTCCAATTCAGCAAGAGGATTTCGTTGGCGACCAAATCCTGCGACTGCAGATGCGTGCCGTCATTGCGCATCACATAGTAGGGCGTGTTCGCGCCAACCTTGAGCGTGACCGGCCCCGTGTTCTTGCTGGCGACGCGGATCAAAAACAGATCGCCGGTGACCCAACTGGTGACGGCGGGTGCGAAGTTGCCAACCATCGCGTTGGCCGCGCCAGTGTCCTGCGCATAGGGAATGTCGACGGTGTAATTGTTGACCGTGCTGGCGACCGCGCCGAGATAATTCGTAAGCTGGAACGACGTGCCGTCGTCGACCAGCACCGCGACTTGGCCGGCGCGCATATCGTTCGCTTCAAGCTGCGAACCTGAGCCGCGCTTGATCGGGCGGTTGCCGAGCGAGTTGACGTTGATGGTCGACGGGCCCGTGTTGTTGTGCGCCACCAGCACGCGCAGCGGCAGCCCCTGTCGGTATGCCGTGAGCGACGGATCGAGCATCGTCTGCAGCGCGTTCGCGGCGCCGGTGTCGATGCAGAAGTTGACGCCCTGAGAGCGCACGCCGCGCGTCAGTTGCTTCAGGTCGGCATCATCCGGCACAAGGCTGCTCGCCTTGATCAGATTGACGATCTCGCGTTGTGGATATTCGATCGAGGCTGCCGGCGGGATGCTGCCTTGCTGACCGATCGACGGATCGCCGTTGATGTAAGGATCATCGGCCCCGGGCGAACCGTATGGCGGTTGATATTTCATTTTGTGCTTCCCCTTTACGGTGTCCCTGCCATCGGATCGTCGCCGCTCAGCCCGCTGTAGTCGTAGACGATGTCGGTGTGCGCGGGCTTCCAGCGATCGAGCAGACATTCCAAGTCTTCGGCGATGCCGATGCGCAGATGCGGATCGACGCCGCATTCGGCTTCAGCACATCGAAACCAAGTGAGCCGCGCGTTGTCGACCGAGACTTCCCAATAGAACCGCATCTCGGGAGGACCGATCTCCCAGCGCGGCTTGCCGTTTTCGTCTGGCGTGTTGCCACAGCGCGAGATGCCCACCATGAACGGCGAATGCTCGCTCACGTGGATGGTGATGCCGAGCCATGACGCGACTTGCTGAAACCACGCTTCCGATTGACCACCGATCAGCGTCATCCAGAACACGAGGAAGCGCTGCCGCTCGCCAATGCTCATCCCGCCTTCGAGGCAGGGATCAGGAAGCCCCCATGCTCTTTCCCAGTCGGGCAGAAGCTCGATCGTCTTGCGCGGATCGCTCTCGCGTTCGAGCAGATCGGCGGCGCGTCCGTCGACATAACCCCAATACTGCGCCAGCCCGTTGCACGCGCGCTCCAGCGTCGAGCCCGGCGATCGCGGCCACGCTTGCCCTTGTGGCAATAGGCTGAGAAACGAAACGGCGTAATCATCACCGGATCGTCGCACATGCCGATCAGGGGGCGGTGATGGCATAAACGATGTCCCCCAACACGCCCATGTGGCCCGGGCTCGGCATCACGTCGTCGGTGGCGATGCGCAGATTGAACGACACGACTCCCGGCGTGTTCATGATCGCCTGATATTTCCACGCCGCGTAAATCGTCTGCCCCGGCGCGGCCAAGCGAAACATCATGTCGATCAGGCTTTGCTCGATGCCGGCGCGGATCGCCGGCGTGTCGGGCGACAGGTCGTTGATGTAGACGTCGACGCGTCGCGGGATCGGCGCCACGACGAACACATCTTTCACCGCGACCGGGCGCACCGTTTCGAGATAGGCCGCAACCGCTTGCACGTCCGCGCCGGTCGGGAAGCCTTGGTTGGCGGCGCGCAGTTCATCCATCATGAAGCGCACGGTCACCGTGCCGATGCCCATCTCCAGCGGATAGCACCACGCGCGCGTGACGCCCGGGACCGCCAGCGTCCAGTTGACGTAGTCGTGCGCGGCGCCGCCCATCGGCGGCTGTTGGATGCGCAACAGGACGCGCGCGCGCAGATACTCATCGGTCTCGGTGTCGGTGCCGCCGGCGAGCGTGCCCGCCGTCACGGTGACTTCGAATTCGCCGATCTGGTTGACCAGCGTCATCGCAGTGCCGGCCGGCAGGTTGCCGATCGTGCCGGCGTCGAGCGCGCGCACCGCCGCTTCCGTCGGCGCTGCCCCGATGATGAACTCGGTCAGCGTCTCATAGCCGACGTTCGCACCAAGCCCGGGCGCTGTCGCGGTCAGTTCGGTGCCGGCCGGCACAGTGACGCCGGCGGCGATGCTCTCGAAGATTGCGGTGCCGGTGGCAAACGTTGCGACCTTGCGGCCGATCGAGCCGTCGGCGTTCACCAGCCAGATTTCACCGTGGCGATCCAGCCATTCGGTTTCAGCGGTGTCGGGCAGAAGCTGCAGCGCGAGCCAATCGACATATTGCAGCGTGAGATGACAGAGCGCGCCCTGATTGTCGGAGAGCACGCGCAGCACGCTGTTGGGGATCGATGCATCGGCGCCCGGCAACGACGCGCGGATATAGTCGCGCACGACGCCGCGCACTTCCCGAAGCGTGGGTGTTGCCCAAGGCATATTTCAAATGTCCTGAAAGTGTTGGCTCAGCTTTCGATGATGCCGGCCCACAGCACCTGATAGCGAAGATCGACAGCGAGATCGGGGCCCCGGTACAAACGGATCAATGCCTGTATGCGCTCGCGCCCGACTTGCTCGACTTTGATGTCCATGCGCGACGCGATGCGCCGATCAATGAACGGCTGGATCGCCTCGCGAATGTAGTGATCGACGCGCGCGATCGTCGCGCCCTGTTCAGCGTTGGCGCCGGTGATCTTTTCCCGCTTGAGCAGCCACAGTCGCGTGCCGATCGGCCAGCCGTTCCAGATCGTTTCGGTTTCGTAGTCGCCCCACCAGCCCCGTCGATCGGTGGAGTCGGGATCGGGCAAGCGATCGTTGCGCGTCGCCAGCCGATCGGTGCCGAGCGCGACGATCACAGCGGTGGCCAGCGCCTCGCTGCTGTCGAGCGTGCCGTCGTCCTGCAACAGCCAGTCGACCGACACTTCGGTCTGATAGGGAAAGATACCCTGCTGAACTAGCCGGATGTCGGTCATGCGATCCGCGCCTCAAGCTCGGCGAGGCGCGCTTCCATCTTCGCAAGACGGGCTTCGAGCGCGTCAGCCTGCGCCTGCTTGCGCGCGACATACGCCTGCACATCAGGCGGAAGCTCAGCCGGCTCGCCGGCAACTGCAGGGTCCAACAGCGACGGCCCGCTGCTCGGCGTGCCGGTGCCCCAATCGCCGTTGCCGGGCTTGAGGCCATCCATCGCGATCACTTTCTTCATCACGTGGATGTCTTCGTCGAAATACTGCACGCCCTTGTGGCTGATGCTGCTCGCTTCGTTCTTGATGGTCTTGGCCTTGTGCTGCCATTCGTCCTTCTGCACGTCGTAATAGCCGACGACCTTGTCGCCGGCGCGAAACTCGATGCGGTTCTTGGTGCAGCGGATTTCGGTGTTGACCGTCTCGCCCTCGTGCTTGAAGTCTTCGTTTTTCTTCTTGATCTCGGAGACCTGCGCCGCCCATTGTTCGACGCTCAACGGCGGCTCGCCTCGCGCCGCTCGCGCCTCGTTGGTCTTTTGCTGCGACTTCTGGCGTTCCTGCTTTTTCTTCTCGACATGGCGCAGCGAGACCATGCGCTCCACTTTTTTCTTCTCGCCACCGCTGCCGCCGCTCTCGGCGTGCTGCGTCGCTGTCGCCCCACCGCCGCCGCTGCTGCTTTCCTCTTCGCTGTCGAGCGACAACAGGAACAGCCCGGTGCGGCGCATCAACGTCATCTGCCCGTTGTCGTCATACTGCGAATTCTCGCCCGGCTTGAGACCGAGCGGGCGGAAGCGGCGATCATCCATCATGGCGGCGATCGGATGCGAGCGGTTGCCGCCGATGAACGACATGATCGCTTCGGCGCTTTCCTCGATCTGTCCGTCCTTGCCTTTCTTCGCCGGCATCACGACGCTGGAAAAGCCATAGTTCTGCGGCGCCTCGACCTTGTCGCGCGTCTCGCCCTTCATGAAGTTGCCGGCCATCTCCTGCATCAGCGTGCCGTCGTCGACCTTGTCGACGATCGAGCGCGCGCCGCCGGCGCTGAAGGCGCGGAAGGATGTCATCAGTGGCGTGTAGCGATGCATGGCGTCCTCAAGCGCTGCTCAGTTGTTCGGGCGGCGGCTCGGCCACCTTGGCCGCCGATGGCGATGCCGGCGGCTTGGTGTCGGCTTTGGCTTCCTCGGGCGGTGCCGGGGCAGCCCCTACCCTAAAGTCGCTATGATCCTTGAGCAGTCGCGGCGACACCAGTTCGAGCGTCGTCAGCGTGCCGCTGTTGCTGTCCTGCGTGAACGTCGCGGTCTCGATCTTCAGCCCCATGTCGAGCATCGCCATCGGCGACTTGACTGCGATCAATGAGCCGGCGCGCCACAGCCCGCCGCCCGGCATCATCCAGCCCTGTACGGTGATGGTCGCGCGAATATCGGTGTACTCGTGCCAGACCGATTCATTCTTGGCGCGATCCTGAAGCTCGGCTTGCGTCTTGACCGGCTGTTCGGCCGGCGTGAGCAATGGGCTGTAGCGCAACGCGGTGCCGGCGATCCGCGCGCGCATCTCGGTCGCCTGCCGGCCGTGCTGGTCGTCACCCTGTGGCGGCTGCCCGTCGACGATATAGTCGGAGTGCATCTGCTCTTTGGAGATCGTCGCCTGACACTTCAGGATATTGTCGCCTTCGACAAGCTCGGCCGCGACGTTCGAATTGTGATTGTCGATCAACAGCAGATTGCCGAGATGATCGCTGCCCATCACGATCCCGCGCGGGCGCGCGATGCGCTCCAGAAAATTCCACAGGTTCTCGCCGTGCTCGACCTGCAGTTTCTCGAACGGCTCGGCGTTCAGCTTGCCGATCGTCTTCACGCCGACACCGAACGGCGCGATCACCTTGCGCGCAACTTCCTCGAACGTCTTGCCGTCGAAGTTGCCCTTCTCGTCGATGATGCTGCCGCGTGACGCATACCACGTCATGCCGACGCCCTGCAGCATGACGCCGTGCGCGTTGGCATCGTAGGATGCCTGCCGCAACAGGATCACGCCGGTGATCGCGAGGATGCCGCCGAGATAGATCGCGCATTCATCGCCCGGCTGGAATTGCAGTTTCTCCCACAGCGTCGCCGGGCGATCGCGCTCGGCTGCGGTGAAGCGAAACAGCGGGAAGGCTTCCGCCCAGCGGTGTTGCACGAACACCGATTCCCAATCGTAGAACCGGCGCCCGCGAACCACGAGCGTTGCTGTTTCTTCTGGCTTGATCGTCATGCCGACAAAGCCCAGCCGCTCGCTTTCATGAAGGCCGGATGCACGACCTTGTTCTCATCGCGCAGTTCATCGGCACGGCCGGCGTCGTCATAGAGCCGATGCGCTGCCACGAGCGTGGTCAGCGGCGCGGCAAACCGAAACATCAGCATGCGCGGCAACGGGCGCGCGGTCTCGATCAGGAAGCGCATGGTCGCGGCGTGCAGCCGCACCAGCGCCAGATAGGTCGCGCTGTCCATCGCATCGGCGGCGATCTCTTCGACCGTGGCGAACTCTTGGTTCACCCGCTGCCTGATCGCCTCGACGTCTTCCCGGCTGGTGAACGTCAGATCGGCGATGATGCGCGCGCCAGTGCCAAAGCAGAAGTTGATCAGCCCGTTCTTGATCAGCGTTGCGC